CCGTTTAATGCTGCGTTTCTACCTGCTTGATGGCGTTTATTTCCGCCGCGATTAACGCGTCGCGGTGGGCAAAATACGCCTCCCATTGTTGTATATTAATCATTGATATTGAATTGTTTATTAAAAAAAATTAGGGGCAACACTCGGAATCGAACCGAGCCGCGAACCGTTTTGCCATTGAAAAAACGGCGGTCACTTCCTTGTGACCGCCGCGTGATTTATAAACAACTCAACAGCTTGAACAACTGAATTGCTTATATTAAAGTCGGGTGTGATTTTCTTATTCGAGCAAGCCTACCAATGTGTTCAGTTCATCCAATTTCCCCTCATTGAGGGTATAATGGATGAACCTTCCGACCCTTTCACGGCTCACAACCCCAGCATCCCGTAGGATTTTGAGGTGCTGCAACGCGATGCTTTGGTCGCATTTTAGCTCGTAATAAATGGACGTTACGCAAGCTGTTTTTTTATCCGACAAATGCGTGATAATTTCACGTCGCTGCTTGTGGTTGATGGCGCGAATCAGCAGGTACAAATTTTTATGACCGCTATCTGAAAATGTTAACATATTTTTATTTGAATTGAAATTTGTTATAAATTATTTTTTCTTTTCTTTTTCGTTTAACCGCTTCTCCCATGCTTCAAATTCCGTTCGCAATTTGGGCAATTCCACTGCCACGCAAATCACTTTTCGGGTGATGTTTTGCGCGTCAATGGAATTGATTTTTTCGGAGAGTACTCTGATTTCGGCAAGCAAGCGTTCGATGTTGTCAAATTCGCGTTGCGCTTTCATTTTTTAGCTTTTTTTGAAATGGTTTTGTAAAAGATGTCCGCCTTCATGCCTTTTTGTAGCCGCTGTTGTTTCCTGTATCGCTCCATGTCCGCTTCCGTTGGCACGTAATCACAGGCATCATCGTTGGATGGTCGCCACAATTCATTTTGTGCGATGAAGGCATCCATGAAAATGGATACTTTTTCGCGCCACGCTGATAGATAGAATTGGTATTTTGCTGTAATTTCGAGGAATGCGCATTAGGTGCAATCTACGTACACTTCCTTTCCACTGACACCACTGAGTTTGTAAGCCGTTAAATCAAATGATGCGATAGTCTGTACCGCCACTCTGCGTTCCATCTCATCGGCATATTTGATTTTGTGACGTTTGGGTTGGTCTGTCAGGTCACCGATCGTCATTTGGTGCTTTTTGAGCAGCCGTTCCAGCGTCTTCGCGGCGGCTTCTTTTTCGCCGCTGATACCCTTTTGGGAAAGCTCGAACACTTTAAGAAGCGTTTTCTTTGTTTTTTCAGATACTTTTTCCTTCATATCAGGGTGAAATTTGTGGTTGGCAAAATGTCTATCAAAAACGCCTCATCCTTAATCCCCAACTTGCGGCATCGGCATTTTTGGACGTGAACATCTTTAAAAGTTAGGAATGCGATGTGGCAAGGCTGTAAATAAGCGTTGCCACATTCAATTAAGAAGTTACCATCTGCAAACGCGGTTTCGCAGTCTTGAAACCGCAGGTGAGAACCACATTTGCAAACGATGACCATTATTTTCGCTTCATTCATCCCATGTACCAGCCAATGACGACCATTCTATTGGGTTCCGAGTGAAATGCGCGGTTGTAATCCTTGTTATCGTAGAATCGGAAACCATGACGGTCTCCCTTATCCTTGACGTATATTGTCGAACCGATTACTATTTTACCGTTTTTGTCGAGGCGGTATTTTTTGAAATATTCACCTACGGGCGTTTTGCGCAAATCCGTCAGCGTCAAGCTATCCGTGTATTCGCTGCAACCGTTCGCATCGGTTTTGATTTGGTGAATCGTTTTGCCGTCACTATCTAATTGATAGGAGGTCTTTAATTTGGCTGTTGTCGTTGCCATTGAAGAGGAGTCGTTTATATAGTTAAAAATTAAATTTCCTAAAAAAAAGCACAACCCATTGAAATTCAATGAATTGTGCAACCATAAAAAATAAACACAAAAATATCTTCAATCCTTGCCCACATAATCGGCATGTCTTTTTTTCGCTTTTTCTGCTCTTTCCTTCGCTGCTTCCAGCCACTTGCCCACGGTCAAATTACCGTTTTTCTCAAAACGCTTTTGCAACGCGTCCACCTTCGCTTGCGCGGCATCGTACCACGTTTTGAGTTTTGCTGCGAACGCGGGTTTGAATTTTTTGCGCTTTTGATTCGATTTGCGCCATTTATCGTAGTTTTTTCTCGAAACGCCTGAGTATTGAATCATATACTCCGCCCCTGATTGATAGTCCGACGACAAGGAATCACATACCTGATACATGAATCCGTCTGCCTCGACTTCTTTTCGCACATAGTCTTTGAATGATTTATAGCCGCCATGCTTGTACCAACGGTGACCCAATTCGTGTAAAAACACGCATTTGCCCCTTATGGTATCCAATTCTCGCACTGTGATGGTATCGGTGGCAAGTCCATACGTGCCGAGTGCCTCTAATTTTGGATTGATGACGAGTTGAATGCCGTTGCGTTGGCAGAACTCTAAAATCGAAAACTCTTTTGCCGTCCAATTAGCCAGCGTGTATTCGATTTTAAAATCTACCGATTCTGGCGGGAAGTGTCCCCGCACTTTTTTGGCATATTCCTTTTGAAAGGTGCTGTTATTGAAAATTTTATTCATTATATTTATTTTTTATGGTTTTTTAAAAAACTTACCCCGCTTTTGGCGGGGTAGGCAAGGAAAACTAAGTAAACACAATATTCTAAACAGATTAAAAAATAGGTTTAGAATCTCGCCGCCCGTCGGGGAATCGAACCCCGAACCCTCATTCAATCGCCACTAATCTCCATTCGGGCGGTTTTTTCGGCTTACCCTGAATAAGCCTGTTTAATATTTGTTGTTTTTATTTTGATTCACTCATTACATTGCAATGCTCCACACGGTACCACCGTGCCTCATCGCGCAACGACCCTTCGCAAATCAAGGCAGTCAGGACGCGCTGTTACACAAAATCGCGTCGGACGTTTACCTTTTTTATCCCCTTTATTCCCAAAGGGCGTTTCTCCAAAATTATCTGTTGTGATGGACTCCATTTTCAGACTACACACCGCCCCACCTTGCATAACCAAAACACAAGGCAGCATTTACGCAGTCATCACATTGGCAACCCCGATGTTCGCCAGTCCTGCAAAAAGCTGTGGAGTTTTACCTAAAAACTCTATCCATCTGCTCGCACTTTTTTCAATTTTGGGCTGCCATAGCCGCTTGGGTACGGGGAATGCTGATTTGTCTGTCCGTATCCCAAATTCCTGTATCAAAAGTGACGCATTTTCAAAGAACTTTTCGACAAGGCAAAAAAGTGGCTGGACGTGAAGAATCCACATCTCTACTTTTACCGCCTTATCTATTTTTGCGCATCTTAGAGGTGTCGAACCCCTGTTTCCCCCTTTCGGGGTTGGCTTACCGTTAGCCGAAGGATGCGTTGGCTTTTTTTAAGGCTGCCGCCCGATAAATACGAATCTTATAATTTTACCTAAACTGTTTCTCACGATGCTGCCTTCTTCCTACACTAATTCTTTTTCTTTTAATTGAGCTTCTAATGCCTCTTGTTGTTCCTGTTGTTGTTTTTTCAATTGGGCAACTTTTTCTGTCACTGCGATTCCCACACTTGGGATTGTCCAAATCCCTGTTTCAACGTATCCGTTCAATGATTCTCGGACGGTTTCGTAGTGCTTTCCGCAACTCGTGGCAATGCCTTTCAAATGCCCTCGTAATAATTTTTTGAGCGTTTGACGCTCGTTTTCTCTTTTTTTTGTCATATTGTTTTTATTAATTTTTATATTTGTGGCTTGATTTAAGTATTAAATCAAGTCTTAATTTAAGGCTTAAAATAAGCCTTGATTTAAGCCTTGATTTAAGCCTTAAATTTGATGAAACAAAGGTAGTAATATTTATAGTAATAACAAATTTTTATCGTTCTTTTTACTACAAAAATTACTACTTTAACATTTTGTTAACAATTTGTTTTTTAGCCATTTTTATAACTAATTGATTATGAGAGACTTAGAAATTATGACGCATAAAGATATTTTAGAAAAAATTTTAAAAGAAAAAGGGATTGCGAAAACGACTTTTGCGGTTCGGTTGGGATTTACCATAAACAATTACACAAAAACTATGAACGCAGATTTTTATACGGAAAAATTTATAAAAAAAATTTGCGCGGAATTAGATATACCAGCAAGTGTATTTGATCTGCGCAACACCGCTCCATTCCAGATCAATCAGCATAATGGAATGGTGAGCCAAAATATAACAGGCGATTTATATGAACGGCTCTTGGGAGAAAAACAGGCACGCATCGAATCGCTGGAGCGTCAGTTGCAAGAGGCAAAAGAGACAATACAAGAAATGAAATTAAAATTAAAAGATTGCGGAGGTCAAAAATAATTTATCATCTGCAACGAAACCGATGCAAATAGTTGGATTGCAACAGTTAACCCGTTAATTACTCGTATTAAAATACCTTAACATGCGGTACCTATATTTATTCTGTTTGGCGTGTTCCCTTTTTCGATGCGCGAATCCGCCCACCAAACCCCCGATCAACCCGATGGATTATTTCGAGCTGATCAATACAAAATCGGAAAAAGTTGGGGAGCGCACCAATACAATGGAATTGTATGCTCCAAAATCGGATTCAATTCATTTGGATGCGTTGAAAGCATTGTGCAAATCGCGGAAAACCACTTTTGAAAAAAACTTTTTTTCGTATCTTGTGGTGTTCGACTCCAAAAAGAATGCAGATTTTCCCAAAACGCCGTTCACGGGTTTTTACGGTTCGGATGGCAGCGTTAAAAAACACATCAAATCGCATTATGATTATTGCTCAAAAAATGGCTATTCAAAATTGTTCGTTGCCTACCCAAATTGCTGGGAGGGCATACCTACGGAACTCTCCATTGACTAAATTGACTTATTTTATAAAAATGCCCTGATGAATTGTGAATTCATCAGGGCATTTTCATTTTGTCCCAAAAATAGTTAACTATATTAACAAAAAAATCAAAAATAAATCACGCAAATCATTGATTATCAATAAGATACAAATAACACTTTTCAAAATAAAAACAACATAAAGTATTGATAATCAATGAGTTACAAGGTGTTTTTACACTTTTTTCACACTTTTTGCCCAAGTCAAAAAACGCTCCCTACAGTCCCTACAAACCCTACAGACCCTACAAAATGGCATATTAAATCTTTTTACATGGTGTAAATCATTGTAAATCAATTATTTATGCGATGTGGTTTTGTAGGACGCTTGTAGGATTTGCGCCCTACAAATGCCGTTTTTGTAGTGCCTTGTAGGGAGTGATTTGTAGGATGCCCCCATTTTGTAGGATGTGTAGGACGCGCCGTTCAAAAAGACGGCATTCTTTACATTTGTGCAGAATCCCGTCTTTTTAGTTTACGAAGTTAACGAAGTTAACGAAAATATCAAAATACATTTTTACAAATCATTGATAATCAATAAATTATAAATAATGTATTTTTGTAAAAATGCACTTAAAGCATTGATTATCAATCTTTTATATCAAAAAACACTTTTTTCTGGCATCGCTGTTTTGCCTCCCTACACGCCCTACATCCCCTACAACTCCCTACAAGTCCCTACAACTCCCTACAAAAAACAACAACTCCCTACAAGAAATAATAAGATAAATCATTAATAATCAATCATTTACATTTTTGTAGGGTTTGTAGGGCTTGTAGGATGGTGTTTTTCATAGGAAAATCAGTATTTTTATAATTTTAGTTGTAATTCATTGATTTTCAATGTGTTACGGGGTGTTTTGGGGATGTTGAAAATGTAGCGTTTTATCGCGGGTTTTGTAGGGAGATTTGTCGGATGTAGGGCATTTTGTAGGCGGTTGTAGGGAGTCCACAATCCGCGTTTCTAATTCCCCCGAATCGCAGGGTATTAGAAACGCGAAAAGCCATCCCTGTTACGGAATGGCTTTTCGAGACCGTCGAACCTCGTTTTGTCGGACACGGCTGTTAGCAATTTGCGGTCGGATGCCTTGTGATAAGGGAAGACCGCGAAAAAGAAATTAGGAAAAATCCTAATATGTTTCAATCCTCGTTTTATTGGAGCATGACGAAAAAATAAAGGCAAGGAGTAAACCGAAATCCACGAAACGCGGCTTATTTAGTTTCCGCGCATCCTTGCCTTGTTCTGCGTTCACCCATCGGAACGCCTGTATTTCTCTTGAGGGATTCCATCAGCGCGAAGCACTCCAAAAAAGAATCCCTGTGTTTTTCTTGTGGCGCAACCGAGACTCGAACTCGGAACACGGGGTTATGAGCCCCGTAAGTTGCCTTTACTCCATCGCGCTATTGTGCCGCAAAAATACAATGCTTTTTGAAACCGCGCAACCCCAAAACATATTTTTTATTTTCTTATTCGTATTTGAAAATTGTTTTAAATACGGCTGTTTTTGTTTGTTTTTTGTAAATTCAAAACAATTTGTTTGCCAAATTAAATATTGAAAATATTGCAAAAACAAATATAACTAATTTGCGCATTTTGGCAATTTGGTAATTTTAATATAATTCAATATATTATTTGGCATGTATTTGTATTGTTTTGCGCTTTTGTACTGCAAATTGCTCCTTATGGACGCTTTGCGTTACTGCTTATCCATATAATATATGGATAAATTATATTTTTACATACTTTTATATGGATTCATTGTTTAGAGTAGTGTAATTATCTGTAATTTACGGCTAAAACACCTCAAAATAGGCGCAAAATATAATTTGGCTACCAAAAACGTAACAATTGATGCCAAATTTAATTTGGCTTATTAATTTAAAGTGCAACGAAAAATAGCCTTATTTCGCACAAAAACGGCTCAAATTTCGCTTATTTTGATGTGCGATGTACTAAAACATGTCTTTGGTAAAATTGCTGAAAAATAGCAAATGCAACGTGCTTACATTTTTCAAGGGTCAAAAAAGGGCGGGGATGAAAAATGAAAAGGCTGTTTGGTAATGGAAAAGGGGATAGGCATATATTGTTTGTGGATTCTGCGTTTCGCTGGAATCTTATTTGGCACAGCCTTTGCGCCGCGAGGCAAGTGGTCGGTCACAGCCGCGCAATAAAAACCAACTGCGACCGTTTTAAAGCATTGAGAAACAATTAGTTACGCACATGGTAGAAAGTCCTGTCCTTGCTACAAATTGTTTAAAAACGCCGTAAAATATTGAAAATCAATGTTTTACGGCGTTTCAATTCGGTCGCACCCAAAGGTCTCATCTACCATGTTTCGCCAAAAAAATTGGTAACATGGATAAAAAAAATTTGCCTATCCAAACCGCAGGTAGAATTGTAGGCATCTACCCCAAATCCCTTTCCTTGTCGGTTCAATGGTTCGTGCAATATTATTCTGCCGAATCGCCACCGCGCAAAATGAAAATGCGCGTCCCGAACCTTTCCACATCCAAAGCCCGTTTAGCGGCTGCCGAATCCATTATTATAGCGATTGAAAAAGCTGCCTTCATGCCGCCGCCCACATCGGCGCGTCCGACAGTAAAAGCCGACGTTGTTAAAAAGGCATTTGAAGTGTTGGACAATCGGAAAAGCGTTTTCAAGAATCAAAAAACGTTTCAACAGTTTGAATCGCAGTTGCTTTGCCTCAATGATTGGTGCGTGTTGAATAAAATTCAACGAATAGACGAATCCACAGCGGAACGATTCTTAGATTCCCTGAGAAATGATGGCTTGAATCCCGTCACAGTGAACAATTACCGCGCAACGTTTAATTGTTTGCTTAACCGAGCCGTCAAATTTAAACTTTTAAAAACCAATCCGTTTAAACTCACGGAAACATTGGACGGCGAATCGGAATCCGCAGACTGGTATCGCCGCGATGATGTCGTGCGCATGAAAGAATGGATACTCGAAAACCGTCCCTATTTGTGGATTGCAATTCAATGGATTTTCTATTGTTTGATGCGTCCAGCTTCTTTGCGCAACCTCAAAATCGGAGACATTGACTTTGACCGTTGGCAAATACGCTTACGCTCCGCCAATACCAAAAATGCAAAATTCTATTACGTGGCGATTCCGACGGCGTTCCAATCGGTGTTACAAACCCTGAATCTACGGGACTATAGCAGCGATTTTTATGTTGTCGGGCGCGATGGACTGCCATCCACCGAGCGCGTGAGCGAACATTGGTGGTATAATGCGAATTTAGCAGCGATACAAGCATTGGGTATTCAGGGCAAATACCACTTATATAGTTGGAAGCATACGGGTTTTTCAATTCAGTATTTGGAGGGGAAGGATACGGGCATCGGTATCCTGGAATTAATGAAACAGGCAGGACACAGTAGCCCCGAACAATCTTTCGCGTACCTGCGGAAACTGGGGTTGGAAGATTTTACGGCAATTCGGAAGATGGCGGGCATTTGACAACCAATTTGTTAGTCTCAACAAATTGGTGTCAAATAACCGTCAAATAAAAACACATTGACTATCAATTAGTTGTATGCGTGCAAACCTTGTTGCGTCAAACAACCGTCAAATAAAAAAGCGATAATGCAGAAAAGTTGCATTATCGCTTTTTTGCGTTTAAACGAATCTTTGTTTGCTGAATAATCCAAAATTCAAAATAAAATTCGTTGCTTCCAACACTGGCACTGACGCATACCCCGCGCCGTCGAGCCTTTGCGTTGGGGTTGCGGCGCGGGGTTGGCGGCAGTGCTTTGTTGTCAACCGTTTTTTTAAATATTATTATTTACTCCAATGTAAACGGAACGATTTGCTCCAATCTTTACACATTTTGTTTATTTTTTTCTGAAATATACCCTAAATAGGGTATTTACAAGTATAGAAATAGCCTATACTTTTGTACTCGAAAGCCGATATTGGCTTTCTTTACAAAAAAAAAAAACAATATGAATCCAGCTAATTTAATGCCTTTGGGCATGGGTCAATTACCAATCCGCGACGTAACAGGTTTCGTGGGAGACCCAAGACAATATCGGTACAATGCGTCCGATGGACTCTTTACAAGGGAAGATGGTCGCCCGATAACGAATTCAAAACAACCATTTCTGATTATTCCGTTGGCTTTCAGGCTGTTTCATGCAGAAACGCTGTTTCAACGGGACAACTCAAGGTGGTTAGAACTCATGTTCATAAACCAATTAGGCAACATCAGTCACTTGATGTTCCACCAACATTCGGTAGAAAACTTTTTACGGGCGCAAATCGTCCTGACTTATGACGGTTACGACGCATGCGATGTCGCATGGACCATCACGCCCACCGAAAAAACGCGAATCGTTGGGAAAACGACGCAAAAGTATTATTTGCTCGAATTTGCACATGAAGCGTTGGACGAGAAAACCAGAATCTTCCATGAAACCATTCGCGGCGACCACCAATTTTATCGGGCGTACACGTTGAATTTGGAAGGCGTGACCGAAATTGCCAGTAAAAACTGGCACGGGTTGAAAGATACACCGATTGGACGAAGCGTTATTGGCTCGCGGGACATGAAAGCCTTACCTGCGGCGGTCGCACCGATGCCGCAAGCGGTACCAGTAGAAACCGCCATCCCAAAAAAAAATTAATTAATCAAATTCACTTGGCTTCCTATCGAGAAGCCCTCCAAATCGCTGCTATGAATCTGGAAAATGAAATCGAAACGGAATATGCTGCCGTTCTCGAATCCCTATCGCACGGCTCCGTGTGTCCGTTAGACACGGTTTTATACTATCGGCAGAAATTCGAGGTCTATGAACGCCTGAAAAAGTCTGTTGCCTTTCTGGACATGGTGGAAAACGGATTGCGAAAATTCGGAAAAGATAAGCACGGATTGATTTCCGTGACGTATCGCCGCTATTTCGATTACGGTCCTTGCGGCGATGGTACTTTATCAGCTCTCGAAACCGCGCAAAAAGAAATGGACGCAAAAGTAAAAGCGCGAAAAGAGTTTTTGTGCGCGGCAACACTGCCATTCTATGACGAGGAAGGTGTGCAGATATTACTGCCGACCTCGCAGACCAGAAGACGGATTGAAGTATCTTTTAAAACCAAATAAAAATGGCAAAACTGACAATGACAGGGCTGCTCAAAAGAGTTACGCCCTATGAAACCATTGAAACCAAGAAAGGGAAGAAGCGGATGCGCTACCTGATATTGGATACGGAAGTCGAAAAGAATAGTATTCACGCTTTCACGATGTGGGAGGATCACTGTGCCAAGGGGTTGCGCAGGATACGCGGATTACGGTTTATTATGATATGAAAACCACCATTTACGACAATCCTGGCAGAGCATTTAAGGCTTACGTATCTATGGATGCTTGGCGGGTCTTGGAGCATCCGAAGTTTGAACCGCCGCGCCGAATGAAGGATACTTGGGCGGAAATGAACACCGCGAATACGATGCGGGACGAGGATAATCCTGCCAATTGGCTGCCATAACCATTTTTTTACAAAAAAAATCATTAAAAGATGAGCTTCAAAAAAAAGGAAATATCTTTTTCGCGTAAAAAGGTGAAAAAGGTATTCAAAATAAAAACCAATATGCCGAATAAAATGCTTATTTCGGCATTCCACAATTGGAGCGTCCGCACCAAAAAGTTCAATGTTTTGTCGTTTTGCGATTACGTGAACGATAAAATGATATGGTGCAAGTGCTACCCTGCAAAATAGTTTTCTAATCATCGCACCGCGCACCCAAGAAGGGGCGCGGTGTCGCTTTAAAATCCCATTCGGACAAATCGAACCGAACCACCGCTACAATCCACAATGCCACCACAACGCATTAACAATGAGAAAATTAAATATTATTTATATATAAAAAATGGTTGACAACCTCGCGCTGACGCATCGCCCCGCAGTTGGGGGTTGCGCGTTGGGGTTTGCGGGGCGTTGTCGGCAGCGCGTCTTGGAAGCTATCACATATTTTTCAAAAAAAAGTGGCAATGTATAGAAATAACCTATACATTTGCGGTTCAAAATTAAAATCATCAACAATGGACAAAAATCAACGCCGCACGCTCGGCACCCAAATCGCCGCCGCCCGCAAAGCCGCAGGCTTCACGCAATTACAAGCCGCTACGCTACTCGGCTTTACCAAACATTCCGTTTCACAGTTTGAGTTGGGGCAGGATGGCGGGTTGCAATTGCTTACAGCGATGATGGATCTTTACGGGATACAATTCTCCGAATCTATCTTCGTGGCGAAGGTAGATGCGGATGTTCCGCGCATCATTGAACGGAAGAAAAGTTAAATTGAAAGGCTCTTTTTTTTACAAAATACACCTATTATATAGGTGTATTTTGTAAAAAAAGATCCTTTGAAATTAATAGATATAATCATTTATAATTCATTTATTATCAATGAATTATAAAATTAAATTTTCCTATTTAACATAACTAAAATTATCGGAAAATTATAAAAACACGCCGCCTTCGCCAAACGTTTCTACCGTTTTTGGCTGAAAGAGTAGGGGCGTTTCTACCGACATCGCCCGTAAAACCGATTCCAACTCGCCTCGCGCCGCATCTCGTTTATCTTCTGCCGCCCGCTTTAAATTTGCAATGGCTTGTAAATGCTCCTTTGATTTTAAGCTATTTTTTTCCTCAATGCCATCCCCTTTCGACAGCACCGAGAAACCCGCACCGTCCATGACGAGGGTGAGAAAGGGTATCGCGTCGGCGAAAGCGGCGTAGGCGACATACTGTTTTTGGATGTCCAAATTATTTGTTGAATTAAACCATTGCCTTAAATCCCGATACGCATTAGAAAAATGAATATCTAATCCATATAAAACGCGGACGGCATCCGTGTTAAAATAGGGGCGAATGTCGTTGCCCGACTTGAAAAAGGGGTTCTGAATGGACAACGATATAGGTAGCATTGAGAGTAAATTATCTAACTGCTTATCCGATTCTAAATGCGCTGCATACCGCATATATTTGACATCCGATAAATTCGATTGACTTGCGCCTTCTGGTTGTAACCGATTGACACCCGCATTCGAGATGATATGTGGCTTGAATGGCAATACCAGATAGATGGCATAATAAGCGACGCAATCCCGCATCGTTTCTAACGCTTCTCCGTTCTCCGTTACAATGCGTTCATACTCCGCCAAACCGATAAAGGGTAATATTTGCGCTTTGATGGCTTTACGGATGTCGGGTTTTAGGTCGCTGAAGGGCAGGTCGCCCGCGACGTGTGGGTAGTGGTCTTTGAAATTTGTCTGACCGATGAGCGGCTTATCGGTGGTCACGCCCGTATTTTTTTGAAAAAGGTCTGTCATCGTTTAGGAATCGTTAACTTATATATATTTATGTGATAATGCGTTTTTTAAACCGTTTAAACCAGTAATTAGCCCTTTTTATCACGCTCAAAGGCGCAGCGCGGATTATTTTTCGAATTAATTAACGCTTTTGAAATTGGTATATGGGGGGACTATAACGTACCCGCAGACGATGCTCGGTGCACATGGGTCTGCTCGTTCGTGAAACCTTGCTCCACTAAGTAATCTAAACAATCAGGTAGATGCCGACCAAAGATGGCTTGATCCATGTCCCGATTTTTTTCGTATCCTTTATACCCCTTGCCTTCGGGTGTGATTTCGCTGTTTTGTAACGCCAACACCAGATTCGGGCAACCTTCTTCATTAATCAGGATAGTCGGCAACGATACTTTTTGTCCTGCAAATACTTCATTCATCACTTCATGTCGGATTAAATGATCCATCACCCTGTATCCTGGCGGAATCATTACTGCCGCTTCCCAACCCTGCAAGTGGGTATATTCTATCACTTTTTGAAAGGTCGGCGGTGCATCAGTGCGCGGATTCCACCCCGCAGGTTCGCCATAGACGCACATCCGTTTGAAAATATGCCCGTATCCGTTGAAAAATTGACACATTTCCGCGATTAAATTGGACAATAAATCGCTACCGTTTCTGAAAAACTCCTTGAATATCCGCAAGATATTCGTAGCACCATCGTACTGCGCTACGATGCAGCCCGTAAACCAACCCCCAAAATCGTAAGAAACCAATAACGGCAACTTTCGATTCAGGTCTTTAAAACCTTTTACGAGGTGCCCCGTCGCATCAAAGCCATATTCCAGGCGGAACGTAGTGACAGAGCGATTCGGGTCGAAAGCGTGATAAAATGCCTTTTCCACCTTTCGTATCCGTTCATTCAGCACCTCAATCCGAAATCGAAGAAAAGACATAGACTTTTTGAGTCTTTCAATCCCTTTTTCGCCCCAGAAGTGAATATTATCATACACATTGGTCTCGATAAAGAAAAACTCGTTAGGGTCAGATTGCGCTAACTTTTCAAGGTCAAAGATGTGGAATCCCTTCGGGGTGCGGGGAATGGACGTGAATAGGTTTACATTTTGATGCCATAGATGCCCGTGAAAGAGGTCAATATTGCCGCGCAGCGTCGGCAGTACGACATCTTGCCAATCCGTTACATCAGATTGGGCAAATTCATCCCAATCGCCACCGTCATAACTCATTCCTCGAATGAGTTCGGGACGATCCAGCGACAGCAAATCGATGACGGTGCCGTTTCTAAAACTAATAGAGTATTTCCACAATTCTGGTTTCTTTAACGGCAACGCAAAGTGTTTCGGCGGTTTAACCCATTTGACGTAATCGCGCCCTTCTTCCCATCCAATCGCCGCCCAAGCATCGGATATTTCGCCCATGAGGTTCTTTAAAATATGTCCAAACGTCATGGATGCCAAAAACAACCGTGTACGCGGTAACTTTTGCACCCGCACCGCCGACCCGTATCCAATACCCGAACGGGTTTTTGCCGACCCACGACCGCCCAACATTAATTTGGTTTTTTGCGGCGCGAACAGAAATTTGGATTGCTTTTCGTTTAGAAACAACATTTTTGGGCGCAATCGTTGCCGAATGTCGCGGGCAAACTTTTCGTTGTACTTTTTACACTCGGCGGGAAGTAACTGGTGCGTAAATCGGATATTGGGCGTGATGGGTTGAAAACTCATGTTAGCAGGGCTTTGATTTCGTTCAATTCAGTCGTTTCTATCAATTCGGGTTGCTCAAAATCCGCAAACGGTTCGACTTCCTGCGTTTCGACGATTTCGGGAAGCATATCATTTAACTGCTTTAATTGCTTCGCGACGGCTTCTGCGCATTTCAATTTATCGGATAATTCGGCAGCCGAATCCCGCAATTGCGTTAGAAAATAAAGGTTTTCCGTTGCCAAATCCCTTAAAATGCCGCGCATTACCTTCGGATGCGTCCCGTCTATCGTCGCATACACATCTTGAACATCCTTATAAATTTGGGCGGCTTTGGGTCGCCACATTCCTTCATCGAGCGTCCGAATCAGCGTAATGCACTCAAAAGGCGGTTTGCCACTCAGCAATATCTTTCGAGCTTCTTTTAATATTTGCAAATACTGATAATCCCTATCAGAAAGCGCGGCTTCGAGATTGGATTGCAGCACCGCCATGCGCATTTTGCCCACACGGTCTGCATTTTTAAGGTCTTTTTCGGTGAATACTTTATTCATTTTTTCTTACGCATTTGTAACTCGTTTTCAATCAATCCTTTGCGATGCCGATACAGCTTCAAACTGGCTTCCCACTGCTGCCATCGTTGTACCAATGGATGCTTTGGGTTGCTCAACAGCGCAGCATCGGCTTTCGTCCGTTCGACGATTTTCCGTTCCAACCGCGAAATCGAGGCGCGACAAACGTTGAGTTGGGCGGCAAGCTCTAAATCTGTCAGCGCACCAGGTGTAAAAGTTTCTTGTTCCGATTCCGATACAACTTCCCTTTCCACTGGTTTTTCTTTGCCCGTTTTCAAATAATACTGCACTTTTTCATCCGCTTGACTCCATTCGACTTGCATCGCATCCAATGCTTCCATAGCGGTTTTACGCTCCGAATCGGTTTTCGCCGCTAATAAAACATGGATTCGATACGTGCGCATTTGGTTGCGGATATGTGATTTTGCACGGGTTAAACGGTCAAATGTATCGTCTTTTTCCACTATTGGCACCGCCTTAACCCCTTGAACAACAATCGGTTGTGCATGAATTCGTTTCCATGCCGCCGCCAAATATGCCTCTGCCACAAACGAATGCGTCATCAATTTCGAGAGGTACGGCGATTGCGGATCTAACCGCCGCACCTCGTTCACTTCTGCCGTAAATCGCTCTACTGTCATTGCTTTTTTACATTCGCGGTTTGATGCAAATCCGTAATTTCCATGTCTTGAAACCAGAAAACAGGCGTTGGCTCTACAAAGCCCACTAGCTCAGGGGCGGAAGGATGCGATTGATACGCATATTTTTCGTTCCAGCCGTTCATTTCCATCGCCAAGTAAAGCGGTTCTAACAAGATTTCTCTGGGCGTGGGACAATGAACCGCCTGTACCATTCTCAACGCTTCGGCATAAGATGACTTTATCTCGCCGTTGGCGGTGGTTTCAATACAGGCTAAGGGCGCGGGAATCTGGGTCGAAGCAATAGTGGCGGCTTCACTGATTTGGTGAACCCTTAGCATGGCTTCGTCATTGCCGTTGAGTTGTAGTGGGACGATTTCAATATCTGGCATTCGTTTTTCGATGCCTTTCGTGAATTCTTCTTCGTTCCAGATGATAGAACCCGCCTTGTCAATGCCCGTAATCGCGGCGTTCGCAGCAGCAAGCCATTTACTCCGTTCCGCTTTTTCTTCTGCTAAATATTGCGCTTTGAGTTTTGCATCGTGCGTGGTGTGATAATTGGGGTTTAGAAACATTCCTTTCCGCATCCGGATATGCGCACACGGGAAGGCACCCCGTTTGCGCTGGGCATCGTGAAAAATCGGAGTGCCGTCGGAAAGTGCCGACCAAGGTAATCCGCCCGTGTAAACTACATCGTAATAATAATCATTCGCGTAAAACTGCGGGTCACCTGTCCAATAAAGGAAGTTTTTATCGGCTTCGACATTCGGATACAAGTTCGTCGTCCGCGTTTCAAAGTTAACCTGATGCGCGCTACTCAATTGCCAAGCGTCGCCGCGAAAAAAAGCGAAAGGGGTTATGCCCATGTTATTTTGCACCGATTTTCTCCAAAATCGGGCTTTTTGCGCCCGCATTTGTATGATGGACAGGTTATCCGCGCTTTTTGCCGCCGTCTGCCGCACCAATTCCACGATTACATTGCCGTTATCACACCATTCTGCTGCAATTTCCAACCAAAACCGATGCCCGCCACTTCGGGCAAGCAACTGTTTAATTTCTAATGGCAACGGATAACGGTCCCGTTTAACGACTTGTTTATCATTTTCCCACACAAACCGTTCGTATCCAAAACACAAGGCTTTCGAGTTCGTGCCGACCAGAATCTTTTTTTTCGTATCGAGCAGGGACGGTATCAGGTATGATTGAGATACGGCGGATTGGAGCTGTAACGGAAATGTATTCCGTCGTCCCCAAGTCATCATTTGCTCCGACCGATTTCCAACAACAGACACCGCCCGAACCATCCCTGTGGATGCGTCAGATGCTGCCCGACCGCGCACGTCGGTTTCAATGGTGGTGGCGGCAGTTAAAACGCCGCCGACGGTCACGCGGTCATCATACGTCACGACGACCGTACCGTTAGCGATAATTGCCCCTATATCCGTTTCGATGACTGCCATTTACATTATTTTTTCGCCGTTCAATAGTTTAATGGAAAACCATTTTGGCGTTTTAAATTCGTTTGTTTCAAGATTCGTAATGGGTATCGTTCCATCGGAACGAAAACCTTTTTTGGGATGTGGATTCGGCGCGGATGCACCGCCGATACGCATTGTTTTCGGCTCTAATGCCCCCCAACGCGCCCGCGCATACGTCCTTTCGTCCCCATCCATCCCAAAAAAAACCAACGAAAAAGATTGTCCCTGCAACGACATTTCCTGCATATCGTGGAGGGCTTGGTCTATTGTGATGGGCATGCGGGTAGGGGCGGAACGGGTTTAAAAGTTAACTTTAACTTCATTTGGGTTTCTAAGGCAGCGATTTGTAAATCGTATTCCAAATCCAGCTTCGCCTTCGCATCGGCGCGTTGCTTATTGATTTGTGCGATTTTTTCCGCCTGTAACTTTAAAACAGCTTCTGTTTCCACTTTTGCCGCGTCCGCTGCCCGTTTTTCCCGTTCCCACCGCGTCTTTTCTAATTCTGCCTTCAATTCGGTTTCGCGTTTACACAAGTACGCGTCGTAATCCTGGATTTGGGTTTGGGCAAAGGCGGTGGCGCAAAATGCGATACAAAAAAAAGTATAAAAGATTTTTAACATGACTTTACGGATTAATGAATAATAAACTGATTGAGTTACAAAGGTCAGGAAACCTTCTAACAGATGAAAGGACATGCCATGAAATGAAAAACCACACCATATATATATGGTGTGGCAATGGAACATCAAAAAGTTAAAACCCTTATTTTTTATAATTGCCAATTCGACCGCGCAATATCCGACGCATCGGCGGCTTGCAAATCTTCTAACTGATTTCGATAAAACTTCACTTCGCGCCCTTTTTCCACTGCTGACTTTAATTCCTGATGTTGCCGTTCGGATTGCGCCAACAGCATGTAAAAAACTTGCGTCATGTCATTCGATGGTTGATAGGTAGTTGAATGCGTCGTGTATTGATACGCGTTGTACAACGACGCAGAAGGCGTTGTGTTGGGTATCGCAAACCCGCCATATTGAAAGAACCGTTTGCCATGTCCGTTGTAACCATTAATATTCGATAAGGCTTGTAACATCGGCGCATTTTTCTTATTCACCACCACCACCGCTTCATCCTTTTCTGCTTCAATCTGCGTCCCGTCGGAAAAAAAGCCCTGTGTACCGCCCGTTGCGTGACTATTCCCGCCCAAGAACTGAATCGTGCCGCCGCGTTCCATCTTCGCCGATTCGACCTTCTTAATTGCCATCGCCGACCGAACGACGGAAAACGCGGTCATTGCTGCCCCAATCGGTACGCCCCAAGGTCCGTATTCTGCCACCTGCGCCCATATTTTCTGCACTTCGAGGACTCCATTCGTAATAATTTGAGCAATTTGAAACGCTTTGATGCCGTCAGCGTTCTTGCGCTTGGCGGTCGCGTCCATATTCATAAGCTCCAATCCCAATGCAAAAGAGTCGCGGAGGGTATCTACTTTCGCGGCATCAATTTGTTTTTCCAACGCCGCTAAATCCTTTTTGGATTGCGTGTAATTTTTATCTGCCGCGTGTTTAAGTTTTAGGAGTTCGGCATATTCCTTCGTTTCGTTCAAACCCGCCGCTTTCAATGCGTCTAACTGCCGTTGATACGCGTCATTTTGAATTCTTGCCTTTTCAATCTGATAGGCATGTTCCAACGTTAATAAATGCTTGAACTTTTGCTCTTGTAACTGTTGCTCTCGAATCGCCTTATCGTCGCTCAATACATTCAATTGCTTCGGCATTGCCATCGCCACATCTACTTCCGCATCCAATTGGATGTGGCTGTTTTTCGCCATCAACTGATTGGTTTTCAATGCGTTGCGGGTTTCGGCGAGCTTCTTTTCTTTTTCAAACAGGGCGATTTCATTGTCCAATCGCTCCTTGTCATTGCCTTTTAATTTTTCATTGTAATCTTTATGTTGCTTGATTTGCGCCTCGTACCAAGCAACTTTCGCCGTCAAATCCGCTTTTTCATATTGGCTTTGAGAAATGCTTTGTTCAAACAAAGCCTTTTCGTTGTCTAAGCTGATTTTTTGATAGGTTTCTGTTGCAATTTTTTGTTCGGTTTCAAAAGCTAATTTTTTATCTTGCAACGCCTTTCGCTCAATCTCCTCGCGCTTTTTTTCCGCATCCTCCTTCGCTTTAACCGTTTTCTCGTCTAATTTCTCCTTTTCTGCCTGTATTTTATTTTCATCTTCTAATATTTTCACTTCCAATGCCGCGTAATCGGCATCGGTTTTCTTTAATTTGCCTTTGTACGCCTGATGAATAACAGCTTTATCATCGTAAAATTTTTGAGTCAAAACCAATTCGGCTCCATCGTGCTCTAAGTCCAACGCTTCTCGCGCATCTTTCGATTTGCCTACTTTTTTTTGCGCAAAATCTCGATCGTTAATTAACGTTAACTTGCGATATTGAATCTCCGCTTCCTTCAATTGTAACTCATGGTGTTCCTTTTCCCGATGCTCCTGCTCTTTTATCGCTTTTTTATCAATCGTCGCTTTGATTTCTGTCGTCGTCTTGGCGTTGTCTACCGTCCTATCAATTTCACGGCTTCGCTCTGCCTTCAAGTGTTCTAGTCTATCTTGCAATGCTTTTTTGGCGATTTTATCCGTCGTTTTGGCAATTTGGTCACTCACTTCCGCGATTTCGGTATCTATGATTTTGAAGGGAGTCATTACCGTCGCTTTTAGCGTATTCGCCATTTCCGCCCCCGCCTTGTTAAAATCCTTCCCAAACTGCTCTAAATTCGCGCCCGATTGCGCGATTTTCGCATCCAACACCGCCATATCCGCTTGTATCGCCTCCGCTTTCGCATTGCCTGTCTTCCGTTCACCCGTATTTTCGTCCGTGAAATCATAATTCCCTTCGCCACTCGACAACGCTGATAACCGTTTTCGCTCCATTTCGGTCTTTTGTAACCGCAATTCCATGATTTCGGAAGTCTTTTGCTGCATTTTCTCGGCTTTGATGCGCGCTAAAGCCTCCTCAATAATCCCCTGATTCACGCGTTTTTGCGCTTCGTCGAGGCGATTCGCCAAATCTGTATGGGTTTTAATATTCCCTAAGTGTTGCGGATAAAGGGCTAAAATCTTCTCTTTCGCCTTCTTCTGCTGCTCCATCGTCGCCGTGCCGTCCCTTAAAACGGCGAAAAGGGCATCGGATTGGACTCTATTTTCCGCCGCTAAACGGGTCGCCTGCTGGGTCGCATCGTTTAAATCCTTTTGATAAGCAGTCATTTCCCCCGTTTTCGCGGCGAAATATTGAACGGCTTGAACCGCACCCATGACCAATGCCGCCCACATGCCTATCGGCGAAGCCGTAAAAGTGGCGGACATTAAACGGGTTACAGTTGCGGCAGCGGATACGGCTGCCGAATACGCGCCCCAAATCACTATTACGCGGGCTAAAACGGGCACCCAATCAATGAAAAAGCGCACCAATTGACCCACGGAACGCCCCCAATCCTTTAATTTTTCCGTATCTAAAGCGTTTGAAAAAGCAACGGAATTTTGAATCACTTGCTTCCAAATCTCGTTAAAACCTTGTCCAAACGCGATTTTCGCATTGTCCACATTATCTTTTAGCGTAGAAAGCAGTCCCGTCATCGTGCGGGATTGGTCTGCGCTGGCACCGAAAAAGAGTCCCGAAGCGGAAGTAAGGTTCACAAACGCTTTTTCGAGGTGGGCGAATTGAATCTTGCCTTCTTCGCCCAATTTTTTCACGCGGTCTTCGCTGACTTTTAGAACTTTCGCTAATTCTGAAATAATTGGAATCCCCCTATCAGAAAGCTGGTTCAAATCTTGCGCCTGTATCAATCCGCCCAGTTTCGCTTTCCCGTAAATCGCCGCTAAATCGCCTAACGGTACTTTTGCACCCGCCGCGACATCCTCTAATTTTCCAAGCGTGTCAATTGTTTGTTTGGCAGAAAAATTATAGGCTAGTAGTTTCCGCGCCGCCACCACATAATCTTCTGTGGTAAAGGGAGATAATGACGCTTTTTGGCGCAGGGTCGTCATCATTTCCTCTGCGGCAAACGGTGATTTCAAAAAAGTAGTAAAAGCAGTTGTTGCTTGTTCTAACGCTGCCGCTTGCTCCGATGGCGACCAGATTGCCGACCAAAGCCGTTGCAACATTTGAAACGCCAACGCTAATTTAGCCGTAAAGTCAATCCACGAGTTACTCGCGGGTCGCTCCAGATTTTGTTGTAACTTTTTTGCCTCTTTTTCCGCATCCGATAAAGCGCGTTTGATGGCATTCGCTTCCGATGTGAGTTGAATCGCCGTTTGCGAACTGGTGCGCAGAGCGGGTGGAATCTCGTTGATTTGTTGTTTGATTTGCTTTAGTCTGTCATAGAGTTGGGCGGGTGCGACGTTGTTAAAGTTCAATTGCGCCGTTTTTGCCCCTTGCACCGCCAATTGTGCCGTTTCTTCCGCCAATTTGTGCTGCGCCGATGCCAATTGCGCCGTTTTTTCGGCATTTTTCTGACTTTGATTTTCTAAATCGTGGAGGGCTTTGGTCAGCGTGTCCACTTCCTTTTGCGCTGCCTTGACCGCTTTGGCATCCGCCTGATTTGCCTCCGTGAGCTTCTTTTGCGCCGTTTCTAATTGGGCTTGCACCCCTATTTTCTGTTGCGCCCGAGCCGATTCCGTTTGGGCAGCATCCTTTAACGCCCGTTCCAATTGGGCGATTTCCTTACGGGTTTTACCAATCGAATCGGTCAATTGATTCGATTGGTCAATGGTTTTTTTCAAGGCTTGACTTTCATCCGTGATGAAGTCAAGCCGCATCTGCACGGATGTCGTTTCGGGCATTGAAACACTTTTTGAGTGAATGATTTATTTTAACTCCTTAAAATTTCTTGAATATCTGTCACCGACCACCGACGCATCCAATCCGCCGCGATCCATTGTAATTCGTAAATAGCACGGCGTTTCGCCTTATTCCACCAGCGTTTTGTACGCGAGCTATGGTAACTTTTTTTGCCCGTCGCCACAGGGCGCAAGCGATTCTTGGCAATGCCCCAAGCGATGCGGCGGGCAATATCAGGCGGAACTATCTTCAAATGATGCCGTTCCATGTAATACGGGGTCATGGCTTCGACAATCCCCCGCCGTTCCAGCCATTCCTCTAATGCAGGCGCGTTAAAGCGCATGTTCGGTTTGAACATATCGACGAATCGCCCTGAATCACGGAACGAAAGTTGGTAGCGCGGTAATTCATTGGTCAAATCAATAAGCTCGTCGCGCATCGATTTAACCAATTGGCTTTGTTGATCTACCGTGAGGAGCAGCCGGTTGATGCGCGCTTGGATAAGCCTATCCGACCATTCGTGGATGCGCGTGTTCCAATCTTGTAGGGCTTCGGGAGACATTGTTGTATATTTAAAAAAGCCAAATATTAACGGATTAATATTTGGCTTATAAAACACTCAAAAATTCAACAACACTATGCTTTCACAATCTTCACGACCGCCGTAGGCATTGGAGTTGAAAGTAAATCCTTCATATCAACTTTCATTGCGTCGTAAACGGGTTGCGCCGCTTTGATGTTCGCCGAAGCAGTATCCGCCGCTTTGCCCGTCGCATTCAATGCCTCATCGACGGTAGAACTCGCAAACTCATACGTCCGAGAGCCGTCCAGTGCAATCACTGCTTGCAACGTTTCAAGGGGTGCACCACTCTGTTTCACGCCATTCACCATCATCGGGATTGCATCGTCGCCCGACAAAACAACATTGATGACGGTGCCCGGAACAACTACTTTATTTACCCGCGCCATCACGTGGTCGAATAAAACTGCCGCTTGTACGGGGTCTGCATCGTTGGCAGCAGGTTTATACAAGCTGTTGTCGCTTCCCCAATCGTAGAACACTTCATCTACGTTCGTCTTCCGCTTTTCGACGGAGTCCAAACGGGCATTGGTAGCATTGACTTGGCTGTACAAGTCGTTCGCTGCCACCCCCAAATCGCCGACAGAGCCAGTCAAATCCACATTCAAGGCTTTTTGCCGCTTCAACTGGGTTACAATGTCGAGTGACAAATCCTTTTGCTCGTCCGAACGGCTCATGAAAAAGCCGAAAAATGCCAACATGTTGGCGATAAATTGCTTCATGTTATAAAAAATTTAAAAATTTAGTGATAAAACACATCCTCCAAAACCAGCACGCCGCCAATACCCCGAAATCGAAAAACGGTGTATTTTGCGTTCTCGTTGAGCGTATAAACACCCACACTACTACCGTCTCCATACCTACAATTTGCGTACGAGAAAATTAACGGCGTTGTCACATCCCATCCATCCCCTTTTACGGAATGAATTATCATATACTCGCCCCCATCCACAAAGTTTATGGGGATTATTCCCGTGTCACCCATCACCGCAAACACAAGTTGAAATGTGAATACTTTTTTCAACAAGCCTTCGCAGTCAAAAATCATGTTCGGATTTCCATTCGGAACGCGCCCAAAGTCCTGATTTTTCGGCGGTACAATGACTGGATTAGCGCGATATAACGCCCAAATCTTCCACAAATTGATATACTGCCTCTTTACGGCATCCCATCGCCCTTCGACCACAAAAACCGTGAGGCAATCGCCCGCCTTCAAAGAAAGCGATGCTAATTCTCCACTTTGTGAGGATACGACGGTTGCGGACGGCACATCGCATTTTATAATGGTGACAATCCCTTTTTGCGGGGGATTGTCACCCAAAGTAATGAATTGCCCGTTCTGCATCAACAAAAAGCAGTTTTCCCACTCACTTCCCGTAATCGTGTGCGGACGCATCGTAGGGTCAAGCAGGTCAGAAATCCCTATATTTTGCGTCCGAACCCGTAAACGGGCGTTGATAAGTTGCAGCTCGTTCAGCATCAGTTTCGGTATGCTAAATCGCAGGTGACGATGTCGCCAATCATCGCAATTCCCGCAAAACCACTGATTTTGATGTTCGTGTTCACGGTATCCTCCGTGATATTGGCAGCGGGTGGCGTAAGCGATGTTTCCTCTAAGCCGTTCCACTTCACTTTTACACGGCTCAATGCCCCAACAGCGCGGCGGGGGACGGCAATGGTGATGGCATTGGCGGTGATGTCCGCTTGGGCGATGACCCATTCTACGGGCGTGACGACTTCGACGATGAGTCCCGTCGTCTGCTTCGCATTTAGTTTTTTGAAGCTGGGTGCAGTTACTGCTGGCATTTTTTTTATATTTTAAATTACAAAATAATCATATATTATCTCTAAAACATCCTGTTCTGCATAATCCACTAAACTTGCTGTATCTATCACAATGCAGCCATCCGCTTCCGCTAAGAAGCGGACATTCGTATCCACCTGCCCATTTTTCAGCGCGAGCCGCTTCCATATTTTGAAAACGTTTTTTCCATAAGGTAACTTTAACAGCGGTGCAATGGCTTCATTTTGGATCACGTGGCTCACCATTTCTGACCCCAATTGCAGTGCGTTGGACGATGTAGTTGAAAATCGACGATAAAAAGCCCCCAATTCGGGATACTTCGCTATCATTTCGCCGATTTCCGCCTGCGTCATACTTTCTGGCATCACCAAGGAGCCATCGGAGAGCCGAAGCCCTGTATCTACTTTCGGACCTACATACGTTAGCATAGTCAATCAATTAAACGGGAATTGGAAACGTGTAATACGGCGGTTCATTAGCCACTTCGACTTCGCCCTTTAACACATAGCCTCTTGGCTCGTCTTCGTGCGAATGCGCCAACCGAATCCATTCGATGAACACCATCGTACCCGCCCGTTCTGGAATGAGGAGCCGAATGTTGCGATTCGCTAACTTCTGAAAGTCCGCCGAAGCAACTGCATCGCGCCCGTGAAAATGCAGCTCGACGCTTACCTTGAACCCGCAGTGGCAGTTATCTTTGATAATTGCTTCTGCTTTGTACTTGGACTTCACGTCCGAAGCCCTTAAACGGGCGAATTTGCCCGCCGCCACTGCGGTTACGCCTGCGGCGGCTGCCACAGCAGTACGCATCGTGAGCGCGGCGGATAATTGGTTTGAATCCTCCTGACGGGGCGGAATGGCAATCACGCTGTCCTCCATGCACCAAAACATATCGGGTTTCAAGCCACTGGGATTCGTTTTACCGTCGAGGTTGATCCGTATATCTTTTTCTATGAAATCTGGCATTCAAAATTCGTTTTAAACCGGTTTGACGATATAGTTATAATCCTTCAATACCACATCCCATATCTCGCTATCATTTTCTACTTCGGATGCGACGATGCACACGCCATCGATAATGAACATCGGATACAGGGTTTGATACCGTTTGCCTTGCCGTTCAAAAAAACCGACGGTCAACTGCTTGGGTTCGGTGCTAACGGCAACAGAAGAAATATCCCGACTTTTCGAGGCATTCTTTTCCAACCGCGCAATCGTTTCTCCCGCCATTTTTAACGCCGCTTCCAACGCCGCGTTTTTATCTTTTTCTTCTTGCAACTGCTGTGCTAAATCCATGATTTTCAATGTTTTAAATGATTATGCTTTGCCATTCCACACGATGGCTTCGGGTTTCGGCGTGACACACTGCACCCCAAACATATAGTCCATCCAGAAACTCATGCCGCGCGGCACAGGTAAACAATCAAAGGTGTTGGTATCGCTGAACGCATCGAAAGCGTAAAACATGCGATTGGGATTCAAATAAGCACAAAAATCCGTGCCTTCCAATTCAGGCATTTCGTAAATCCACGATGAATTAAAGATGTCCCGAATCCGTTTGACTCCGTTCACGGTTTCCGTGACTAATTTATAACTCAATCCTGGCGTGAGAATCAAATCCTCATACGTGGAAACGACCGACGGCGAAGCGATGTAAGCGTTGTTTGGGTCGTTTTTATACGCTTTGCCCATCCCTGTATTGCGCATTGCCTTCAAATGCTGTGCAACATTGGAAGCTGTATAATTACCTGTTGGAATTGGCACCACATTGATTTGTCCCGCCGCGCCTTTCGCTTTGAATAGTTCCCGTTGTCCGTTAAAAAGCTGGTCAAGGTCGTCGGTAACGAGTGGCGTAGCGGTTTCCTTACCGTTCCAGAACGCGTCCCCGATTTCTTGTTTTAACCGCGCTTTGACTTGCGAAAACATCCGTTCTTCCTGCGGAATGACTGCCGTTTTCTGTCCCTTTGGAGACCACCGACCTGTAATTGCAGAAGATTCAAAATCCTGCGGATAAATGATGAGTTCCACCTTCGCTTTGTGGGTTTCAATCATATCGTAGCCGAACTTCAACGTGTCCGCATCAGGCGTGAAGGCGCGTGTCCACCGTTTTGAGAGCTGTCCGACCCACAATTTGGGTAGGATTTGTTTTCCTTTAACGCCCTCGATGCCGATGGCGAAATTGGCAGCGTTAAAATCCGTAAAGGATTCTATGGTCAAATCATCCCGTTGTGTGAGGATGTAACTCATAAAACCTTTTACAATGTCATAGTTTACACTGCTGTTATTTTCCGTTACTCTTGCCATTTTTGATTTTTTACGATTCGGAATGCATTGCAAATCAATTGATTGCGAATCTTTTTTTGCTAACCATTTTCTTTTTCCCAAATCGCCTTCAAGTGCGCATTCGCGGGATTATTCAACCAATATGGCATTGGTTTCTTTTCCGCCGAACCGATATGCTTGTGCGCGTCCGAAGCACTGCCTTGTGGTTTCCCCGCCATGTTATCTACTTGCGTTTGCAAGCGGTTCAACTTTTCTGTTAACCCATCAATTTGGCTCTGATAATCCACTGCGGCGGCGGGCGGTTCCGTTTGATTGGGTGTTGCTTTTGCATCCGCCTCCACGATTGCCTGCTGAACTTCGGCATCGGTTTTATCGGCAGGAATGCCGTATACCGCCGATAATTTTGATTTGAAATATTGGAGATAATTCATTATAATTAATTTGCAATTTACGATTTGTAATTTTGGGCGTGCAGTAATAACCGTTGCTGTGCTAAACTAAATGTCCCAATCATGTCCACCAAGCCGCGCCGCTTCGCCTCTTTCGCGTCGAAGGTGGCACCCGAAAGCGTATGCTTATCGGTCTCCACATTGCCCGTTAGCGGACGGTTTGTGCGCACTTCAGTTAAGAAGTTCGCATTGGTTTTATCCAACATCTTTTGAAAACCCGACACATCGCCTTCTAAAAAGGCGTTGAATTCACTATTTTTGTTATATGAATCCTTTGCATATAGATCGGTTTGGTATGCTTTATAACTTTCCGCGAAGTTTTTCGGCAAACTTAACATTGTCCCGATACTTCCAAAGCGTGCTGCATTTGATGAGGCAATGATTTCATCGCAAGCCAGCGTGCCGAGCACACCAGCAGACATTAAATAGTGACTGTAAGCGATTACAGGTTTATTTTTACCCTGAATGCAGGCGTTCAGCTTGTCGCCTGCGATGGATTCACCACCGCCCGTTTCTGTTTCCAATAAAACACCTACAACCGTCGGCTCGGCGAAAGCTGCCCGAAAATCACGAATCAGGGAGTCAATGCCGCGCGAACACAGTCCATCGCTGGAACGCATCACGCCATTGAGCTTTAAATGCGCTATTTTTTGGGGTTCTTTGGACTTATTAAACTGCGCAACGGCTTGAATTTCAGTAGGCATAGCAAGGGCTTTGCGCTCCTTGACTCCGAGTTTCGAGTAAGGAATACCTTTTTGGTGCAGCGCGGTCAACTCTATAAAATCGAACAGCGACTGTAAACCAAAATATTCTTCAATATGCCATTGCCCTATGGGGAAGAAGGTCGTATCCATGCCGCAAAATTGCGTTACTCTTACGGTTGCGGCAAGGACAGTGCGATTGGAGTAGGCAGGGGACGGTTTTTGCGTAGGAGCAGGGACGTGAAAGAGGCCACGGCGGCAGATACGTTTTGTTGTGTTACGCCGTACCACTTAGAAACCGTCACAGCGGTTTGACAGCACAACTTTACCCCTATCCAATATCGCAGCAGTTTTCGGCGAGACCGAGCATCCCGAAAACGCCGACCCCTAAAAATAGAGGGATATTGCGCCTCGTAAGCCCTTGCCCATGCCTCGCAGCTTGCCAAGTCATAGACCAAAATATTTGTATTTTGCTGGACAGCAGGGTACAAATATTTTGGCGTTTTTTTTTCAAAACGCTGAAAATATTTCAACGCGGCTTCTTGCGACCAATCCCACTCATCACATTGGTGCGCCGCATAAAACAGCGTGATGGCTTGAAACGTGGGCATTTGTGCTTGTTTTTTGTGGGTGATCCATTCACAAAACAGTTGTTTCGCATAGCGGTCTAATCGGCTGCTAAGGGATTGAATATCAATGATTTGCACGGTTTCCAGCAACAACGCCGTTTGCGCCTCGACGGGTGTAACCTTCCGTTTGGAAGTGAATAGGTCGCGCTGCGCGTCGGAAAAATGATCCAGTTGCAGGGTCACGGTATTATAATTTTTCGCGTTCCATACCGAAAAATGAGAAAGGAGGACTTTTTTCGCCCAATGGGTTGTGGGTATTGAGTAGGTCATTTTATAGATATGTATTTTGCGCAAAAATACACAAAATACATACCCAAATATCATATATTATACTTGTATTAACACGACTTCGCATTCGACGCGGCGCACCTTGTGGCGCAACACACCTTGAAACGATTGCGCAAGAAAATGGAAACCATTAATGATTATTTTTTGGTTAAACATAAACCGTAAAAATTTGTCCATAGGTAAAGATAACTTTACTTTCACAGGCAACCCTTTAAACGTTTTTGCCCATGCCCAGAAATGATTCTGAATACATTTATCGCCCACAAATTGCAAGCTGTATTCATTGTTTCCGCCAAAGACCTGATTCGCTTCCGAGGTCGCTAATGGAAATGAAAAGTCGTTCAGGTGTTGCAACCCGCGATATAAAACGAGCCAATCTTTCCCGTCAAAGTCGCTCATCGCCTCCTGCGACTGCAACCCTTTTTGATGTGCGGCACAAGCCGCGAATGGGTATTTCGTGTTTCTGGTGAATGGGTGTTTCATTAAATTGCCCTGCAAATCGTACCGAATGTTCGGCGACGCGATAAAACCCGCGTCCAAACTGTTTTTTCCGTTCCCAAAAACCGTTTGATAACTTTCTTGTACCATCCAATCGGGGTTTTTCCACATGCCAACGGGGATAGGTGCGTCATCGTGAAAAAAAAGCGTCGGGTCGGGATAATCGCCGCGGACATAAATCCCTTTTTCCGCGTTAGCAGACACGCCGCCAAAGCCCAAATCAAACCGTTTCAAGTCCTTCAACTCAGGGAGCATAAACGGTTTGGGGAGCGATAATTTAAAATCAATGCCAAAAGCGGTGTCCATATTCCCGCCGCGCACAACATACTGCGTCCAATCCTGCGCAGGCGGCTTGGCAAGCACATCCGCAAAGGATTCTAATTCAATGGTTTGCGTGATTTCGTTCGGGTAAGGGGCAACGGCGAAAAGGCGGCACAAGCGACCGACCCACTCGGCGCAAGTCGTGTTTGTTAATGCGCGATTTAGGGGAAAATTGGGTACCAGATTCGGTAAATCGTTCCCCGAAGCGTTGACATCTTGTTGAAAATGCGCCGCATTCCCAAAACCAATTTGATGCAGGGATTGTAACTCCCTGTTGTTTTGGAAGCGGTTTTCTAACTTGTAATCAACGGATTGGAAAATCTTTTCTAAAATGTATGATACCCGCAGGTGCGGTGTCAAGTTAACAATATTTAGATAAAGGTCTCCAAATCCGTTGTCGGGTCTAAAATTAATCCCGTTACCGTCCCAAGCATTTTGAAAATACTGGGTTTCAACACCTGGATTATTTTCTTTGATTTCTTTGTATGCGGGATTATATACGGGAAAACACGTATATGTCCCCGTATTTCCAAGCGACCGATTACATGCATCTATAATGTCTTGCTGCGCCGACGGCAGCGTTCCCATGTCTAAGTTTGCAATCGGTGTATCTTTTAACGATGCTAACGGATGCACCGCTATACTGACTTCCGCCCATTGCTCCCTGTCAAAAAGGCTCGTTTGCTTTACTGTTAAATAACCATTAAATACGGGGATGCCAAAATGCGCCACTAAACACTTGGCATCCGTGACCCATGCCCGCAGGCTGCCCAATTGATTGGGATGCTCTAAGTGCCGTAAATTGTTCGGGTCTAATGGCACTTTGAACCCAAAAATTAAGCCCGTTCCAAAGTCCGGTTTATCCCGAAGGTACGCAGGATTTTGGAGTTGAAACGACAATTGGGTATCAGGATACAGGCTTAGGAAGCCTTTTTGTAATTCAATGGTAATCATTTCAATCAGTTTGATATTCGAGTTCCAAATAGTTAAAGGGCTTCGTCGAGTCTAAAACAACTTCCTTCGTGGTGAATCGAATCGGCACAAATGCCCCCATTTCCACCTGCCAAGCGGCTTCACCGTGTATAATACGGGCATAATATTGGGCGAGGTTCGTGGGCAATAAAGGCGTTTTTAGGGTGTGTGTTTTTTTCGATTCCACGCTGGTCAAGCGCGTAAAGCCTTCGTAATCAATGAATTCGGTGCGCTCAAAGGCATTTTTCGTAGAACGCGCCCCGAATAAAGTGAGGCATTCCAAGCCACCCAAAGGATTGGGGACACAGATGTAAACCTCTCCCACCCTCCGTGCTGTCACATCGTAGCGGCGGACGCAAATTTCAGTTTGTGGACGATTCGATTGATAAATATCCGTCGAAACAAAGCTCACATCATAGCGAACGATGCTTTCGCGCCCCCCAATGGCGATTTCTCCTACGCCCAATTGCGCAAAACCGCAAGGCAACGCATAAACCACAAACTTTTCCAAATCAATGCTCGTCCCCAAATAAGGGTAATGCGTATAAATAGTTCCTGTATTCGCCCAAGCCGTGACGCGCACGATGACTGAGGGATAATCGACGGGTGGAAAAATATAGGTATATTCAGGTTGCATCTCTGAAACTATTTTCCGCAATGTCGGATACCCATGCAGCACCGTTGGTACAGCTACGCCTTCGCCTTGTACCGCGTAGAGTATGTCAGAGGCTTGGTATTTGTTGCTCAATCCATTGGAATATAGTACTTTATATTGTGCAGATTGATTGTATATTTGAAAAATGGCTAATTGAATGTTGGTCTGGCGGCGGAAAGTCAATGCGGGCGGCAGAGCCACTTGTAAGTTCAATAGGTCGCCAATATCAATCACTGCGTCGCCCTGCGCATCAAACGGCTTCTGGATGGGTACGCCGATAAGCTGATTCGATACAGGGTGAATCAGTCGAATGCAGGCGGCATCGGTCGGGAGCGGATTGTGAGAAACGCTTAGCGTAAACTCGTTACCCGTAATGTTCACGGATGGTTCCCGAATCGGATGCTGTCGAGTTGTCAAAATAATTGTATCATAATTAGATTGCACGATATACACATCCGCTACGGGCGGACATGCGATGAATGCCGCTTTCAGCAACTCAATGTATAACAACAAGGGACTATTGCCATCCCATACAGGCATATCCGTAGCCAAAAGACCCGATTGGAAACACAATGTGACCGCATCGAGTTTTAAAACTGCGCCCTGATTCGCCCCTTGTACCTGCAACATGATTGCCGTTGGCAGTGGCGCGGGACGGGAAACCGTGACTTTTAAACCCTTCGTGTAGGCGACAGGGGCTGTTTGAATTGTTACCATACTTATTAATTATTCGATACCTGCCGTAAATGCTGCCAACCAACCGACGGTGTTCGAGAATACGTGGGCACCTTTCGGCTCCACTTGAAACTTTCCGTTGAACGAGAATAAACCGTTTCGAGCATCGTGAAACAGTTGCGCATTCACCAGTTGAGTGATTTCGTATGCGGTTTGGCGCGGCGATGCCGCCGTTTTTTCCACCAACACAACCAAATCCGAACTAAAATCCGTACCCCGCCCCGCATCCATTGGAAAATCAGGGATGTGCACAAAGAGCATCGGATACAGGATTGAATCCGCCGATTTTTGTAGCGATGCAACATCCTCAATAGTTCCCACGACGACGGAAACAATTCCATGATGCCCTTCGAGTGCCTTAAAATACGCCTCAAAATCATCGTAGGTCGTCCACACTTTATTGTATATTGTTTCCATTTCCATTGTTACGTTTTTACACTGCTTAATGCCTTGATTTCCAATGCTTTGCGCCGCGTTTCGACGGTGTGCATCATCAATCGGTGTAATGGCGTTTGTAACACCTGAATGTAAGTACCAAATACGCCCGTTTCCGCAATTGAGTTAAACAATCCCCACCAACCGAATTTCGGAAAGTGCATCGTTTCTAAACACTCGGTTTCTTCGTCGCCGAACGCATAATCACCGTACCAGTCCGCAACGAGCTGTTTGACCCCCAAAAAATAGGTTAACACCATCATCGAAACTTCCATCGGGAGTTTTGACAATGCAATGGATTCCGCTTCCACTTGCTCCCGACTGCGGATTTCCAATTGTAAATCTGTTGTTTTCGGACGCAATATCGTCGCCACTAAACAAGCTAACCGACTATCTGCCTGCGTTTCCAAATATTGCTTCAAAAACGAGTCCGCTAACGCAAATTGAATCCCCGTTCCATCATTGAATGCTTCTAACGGCATCCAATACGCAACGCCTTGAAAATCAATCCGTTCGACAATGGGAACAGCAGAGGCTTTCAGCAAAGGCTTCAATAATCCGTACAGCGCGGCAGCGTCCATGCTGTCCATCGCCTTGTAAACAGGGGTCGAAATATCAAATCCTGCACAAATGGCGGTTTCTACGTCGTCCGTGAGCAAAGCTTTGAAAATCAACAGTTTATGTTTCGGCTTGCGATGCACTGATTGCCAATCCTGCGGCACGTCCCGCGTAATGTAATGGCTTCCTTTTGGGATACGTACTTTTTTTACCATTTATTAATATATACTGCTTTGATAATGTGTTTTTTAAATCCTTAAAACTCAAAATATGCGCCTTTTCTCGCGCTCAAAGGCGCAGCGCGGATTATCTTTCCGATTAATTAACGGTTTTTAAAAGGGCATATAGGGGGTGTTAAACGACCTTCTTTGGCTTTGGCTTCGGATACTGCGCACCCAGCAACCGAAGCACCGTTTGAATCTCTTTGGGCGTTAGTTTCGCCGATTCAATCGCCTTGACGACGTTGTTGAAAACAATTATATCTTTCATTTTTTCAATGATTCTAAAATATTAAATACCTGTTTCCAATTTTCAAAGCAAACCGCCCTGTCATCAATATACGCAATGGCGGGTAGCTTTCGATTCGTGATGCCAATCACCCCTTTATGATTCCAAAAAAAAACTTCAGGCGCAATGACTTCAAATTTAAGAATCGGCATTTCGTTGTCAAGCCATTCTTTTATTTGTTCGGCAGGTCGAGCCGAACAAATAAAAACAGCGAATCCGCTACCCATTAGCGCGTGCAATGACTCCAAAGCACCCTCTACCACGTTTCCGTAAATGCTGCCATCCTGCCAACCTTTCGCGTAATCGTGAATCACACCATCAAAATCTACTGCAATTGCTTTCATTTTTTGCGATTATCCTTGTATAAACGCCACTCATTCGCCCCGTAAAAACAGATGAGCATGAGCAGCACGATGCATTTATGAAAATCTTCCATTAAAATTTCTTTTTTTTAAATTTATCAAAATCCACAAACAGCGTATCCTGCATTTCGAGCAACGTTAAAACCAACCAGCACAGTTGAAAGAACCCATTCCCCAATTCAAGCAGCCGCAGCATCGGCGGCTCTAACACATTGAAAATCAAGCAAGTAGCACGCGTAAAGTGCTCCATACTCGCAAATAGGACGCAAAACAACGATGCCAATGCAATCCGTTTATTTTGCGTGGTCAATCGTTCGTATAGGTTTACGAAACGTCCTGCGATATACGACCAGACCAAAAAAGTGATAACCGTGAACCAAAACAACATAGGGGTAGCCATATTCATCCTTTTTTCTCCTCCTTTTCCGACGCATCGGTTTGATGATTCCCTTCGTGACCGCGTAACCGTTGCCAGAATCCGATAGGGTCCCGAACGATTACTTGCCCCAATTCAATTAGCTCGCGGCTCAACAAACCGACCCCCGCCACAATGCCATCCTTCCACGCCTGTAACGGTTCAACCCCTCGAATCAGGTGTCCCACGAGCATCCCAAATAGGACACTGCCGAGCATCGTGAGGAGTGTTTGTTTAATAGTGTCGGACGGTTTTAGGAGGGCGCGGATGACCGAAGCCATGAGCGCGATGATGGCTGAATTTAAGAATGCAGTTACATATTGAATTATTTTAGACATTAGTTAGGCATAAAGTTAATTAAAGTCCAAAGGTAGGAAGGCGCATCGGTGGTGAAAAGGACAGGGGATAATTGTAAAGTGTGGTATTCCGGTGTTTCGGAATACCGATAGATTCACGGTTTCGGGTGTCCTGAAACGCGAAAAGGCGCGTTCCCAAACGAGGGAACGCGCCTTTTCGATTCAACTAAAAGTATTCGCGCAGACAGCTACTACAAATCCATCCATCCGAATCCGTGTGCGCAACGGATTGGCAATCTTTGCCACACCGTCCGCAAACCGTCGCAACGCCCGCAGGCGGATAGGTCGTTTCGTGACCGTCGTGACCAATCATTGTGATACTGCCTTCGTTGCGCGGCGGTTGTGCTTGGAAATGGGGGCAATCCCGCATGGTTGCTTGGTCTTCTGCATATTCCATCCCGTTTTGTGAATGCTTTTCGCAGAGGTGAATGCAGGAGCAGGGTTGCGCTTTTTTTTGTTTCGCCATTTTTGATTTTGATTTTTGAAATGATTGCAAAGTTAAAAGTTGTGAGTGCAGTTTTTTTGCATTCACTACTTTTTTTTCATTTTTCATACCACATCTCCAAAAAGCGCGGATGCGCCACTTTTGCGATGTAATACACCGCGCCGTCGTACATCGGAAACGTGTGCCACCGCCCGTCCACCTGCGTCCACCATGTTCGAACCAGCAAAACGTTCGAGTCGGGCAAAGTGTAATAAATGGCGAAATTGTGAAACGCGGTTTCTGCATCCGCAAGGGATAGGGGCACAAGGTCGTTGCTGGATTCGATGCCGTAATGATTTGTCGTCATTTTTTTTAATTTTTTAAGTTGTTGGGAAATTCTCTAATTTTCAACGACTCTGGGAAAAAGTCCCAATTCCCGCCGTGTCTGTCGCAACCCGTACCCCGCAAATCCTTCGCGAGATATGTTCCGAGTTGTTTCACGAACACGGCGCACCCCGCATCCCGTCCCTGCTCCACCAAGTGCTGAATCCATTGGTACTCGCACGGACGGTACTTTGATGAACCGTTTTCGTTCCCCGACTCGCCGCCGATGATAATCCAATCAATCCCCTTTAAATCACACGTTACGGAAGACCACAATGGCTCAAAACTTACAAATTTAATCTTAGCGGGGATTTTTTTAAGCGTCTCTAACCGATGCACCGCGTCTTGGTGTCCAACCGACGTACCGAGCCACACGTTTTCGTATCCGTTGCCCCAATCGGACGGTAGTAACGCTGCCACGCGGTCAATGCGCTTGGTGAGCATTAGGAACTGATGTTGGGAACATTTGCGGATTATCGCCCAAACTTCATCCCGAAACGGGTCAATCGCTTCGTGAAACACGTCCGTCAAACTCGATGTAAAGATTTTCGATGGCTCTTTTAGTTTCAACGGTAGGTTGAACACCGTTTTAGTGCGCACGGGACCTTCGGGCGTGTAGCGCGTGGCGTTCAAACTTTCGCGGAACATGTAACAGTTGTCACAATCTGCGTCAACTTTGGTGCAGCCGCGAGCAATGTTCCAAGTGGCATCGCACCACTGGATGTTGGATTCTTTACCCATTTTTTAAATTTTTTTTTATAAAAAAAGTGCGAATGATTTTTACACCATTCGCACTTTTTTTACAAGTTATCTAATTTATACAATTTGTATCGTTCGATGACGCTGATTAATTTTTTTTCATAATCTGGGTCAGTCGCGTAACCTAATGCTCTTAATCCTTTTGCCCATGCTTTGTAATCCTTTCCCGCTTTAAACAACGGTTGATAACGCTCTTTTGTCAAAAATTGACTGTGTTCGCGCCAAGAATCCCAACCATTTTCGTATTTTCTGAAAAAATCCTTGCCCGTATCGTCAAAATGATTCGTACAATGCGTTTTGCCACACGTCGCATTCGCACCTGGTTTCAAAAAACACTTAATGCCAAACATATTATTGTTTTTCGTCGCCAAAATGCTTTTTCCCGCCCGACTTTCAATAATCGCCTGTCCCATCGAAATACTCGCAGGAATTTGAAATTTATCCATTTCAGCCACCGCAATCTTAGAAAAACGCTCAATAAACGCCTCAATATTCATAGGCAGGAGCGTCGTATGGTCTGCGGGCGCGACGGATGGGTTGCCGATGGTCATGGAGTCTGCATTCCCAACGGATAATTTACAACCGTCCGTTGTCACCGCCAAAAAGAAAGCGGCTGCAAACGCAACCGCTACGACGGAATGGACAGGATTGGATTGAATTTTTTGCAACACATAATTTTCGGAACGGGTGGCGTGTTCCGCTACTTTTTCATAATACATTACACAATGCTTTAATAATTTGAATAGATTTTAAAAGCAAAACGACACTCATCATGCCTATCATAGAACCGAAAAAAATAAACATGGATTGCATCGCAACGGAATCTACAAAATCTTGTATCGCCTTTTCCGTTCTGGGCGATACAAAAAGTATAATCGTGCCGTGCAGCTTGCAAATCTTTGGAATCTCGAATGAATACGGGATTCTGCATAATTTAGGTTGCAATGGAACAATTTTGTTGTTATCCGTTTGTTCCGTCGGATTCATTGTTACTTCGATTACTTTCATTTTTTTCTTTGAATTTGGCTTCTAATTTTTTTTCAAATTTTTCTGCAAGCGCATCGGCATACTGCTCCGCCTTGCGGTTGGATTCCGATTCCACAATCTGATAGACCAAGTTCCCCAACGAACCGCCTACCAACAGGATTCCAGAAAGCAGATTAAAAGGCGTATAAATCCACACGCCGCCTTGCACCACCACAAAGATAATCCCCTGAACAATAAGGGCGCACAATAAAATGCGGAATCCCTGCCGAATCTTTGGGTTTTCCGCATCGAATGTTACTTTAATCATTTTTCAATCCTCTTTTTGTGCCGAACGATTCATCCAAAAAATGAATAATTCGACGATGATACAAATCAATATGATGTTCATGTTTATAGCAACTTTAAAATCTGTAGCACAGTTACGGCAATCTTATTTTTTTCTATATGAAAACTTTCGGAAGTAACCGTGCCCGACATTTCTTCCCACTGCAAGCGCATCAACGATGCAGACACCAAAAGAATCGCATGAGACAATTCTTCATTTTTTTGTTCTTTCTGATAATCGCCTAAGCGATAAATGGCATCTGCTATTTTATTTCGGGCTATGAGCTGTTTGACTTCCCATTTGAATCGCTCCACATACGACGGTTGCACAGGCATCGCTTCAGAACGCTCTAAGTAAAGTTGAAGCAAATCCTCATTTTCTTGCAAGGCAATCTCCGATATTTCTCCTTGAAATAAGGTATCCTCTTTCTTTTGTTGCTCCCGACGCATGGAATTGCTGTACATAATTTCCATTCTATCTTTGTTCATATCCCAAACCATTTTTCAATACATTCCCAAAATTCCCTACTCCATTTCGCCCAAATGCGCATCGGAATGGACTCGATGCGCGGCTCTTGTTCCGTTTTTTTCTTGTAAATTGCCACCGCCAACGCCGAAATCGTTATAAATGCAATCGAAATCATATCTAAAAAATAAGACATGTTTCCGTAATCGTTGCAAATGATGTTCGGTATCATTTTGCATTCATCCTCATAAGCCGTTTTGAAATGGGTAATTTTACCCAATTTCCGTTTGTCGGCAGCGTCACAAATTTTGACCATCGCCAAACTATCTTTTTCATTTTGGCTACTAATCCAAACTTTATCTTCTTCTGTACTCCATTTATCTATTTTTCTCGATTCGACGCTGATGCTTTTCCTGTAATTGTTTCTCGCAACGTTCGTGTCTAATTTAAATCGGTCTAACGCTAAGTTTGTGGAATCATCATATCGTTCCTTGATGACGCGCACTTTCGCAGAATCCACAATCGAAACAGGATAAGCATTGTGGATGCCGAGCCGCGTTTCGAGGCTGATTTTGACCGCCAGCGCCAACAAAATTGCCGTGAAAGCGATTGCAAATATGTCCAACGCCCAATCAATCACCCGATTCACCGCCACATCCGCCGCCGCTTCCAATGAAACCGCTAAGAGCTTTCCTTGAAACGCCGCCGCCAAGAGCAACGCTAAAATACCCGAAATAAACCAATGAAACCCTGTCTTTTCCAAAAGAAAGTAGAAAAAGACCGATTCCGTAATGCCTAATATGCACCGAAAGAATCCTGACAGTTCGGCTGCCGTGCCGACCATCCGTCCGTGCCGGGCAATGAAGGCATAGACATCGGATGCTTTTTCAGCCATGTCCATTTTCATTGTGTCCCATTGTTCCTTTAAATCCACGTATTTTTGTCTAAACTCTTTAAATCTGTCCAATTCTTCTTGTAACCGTCCATTCCGTTCCCTTAATACTTGGTTTTCGTGACCCAAATGCTTGTTTTTATCAAGCAGGGTATGTATTTCAGTTTCCTGTTCCTGAATGTTTTGACCATTTAATGCTGCCCCAACCCTGTGTCCATCCAATTCTTTGCTCACTTTCTCCAAATCTGCCCTCAATCGTTCGTTTTCACGCCCCAAATTCGCCAATTCAACGTCGGCATTTGAGCCTTTGGAGAGCAAATTGAACCGTGCATCGTTCAACGTTTGAACTTCCTGTTCACTTTTGTTCAAGGCATCGTTCAACGTTTGAATCCGTTGTTCCGCATTTTGAAGCGCGATTTGAGCCAATTTGAACTCGCCGTTCAGATTTGAGCGATTTGAACGCTCGTTGTTCAAATCGGCGTTCAACTTTTGAACACTTTGAACCGATGCGTCTAAACGGGCGTTCAAATCGCTCAAATCGCTCAAATGCCGTTCAACTTCTTTTCTTAGGGATTCGTTATCTTTGGAGAGCGCAACCAAATTACTATTGGCATCGCTGCCTTTCGTCATTAAAGCATCCCTTTCCAATTGCAATTGCGCGGCTTTTTCCTTCCATTCTTTTGCAGCATTCCATTTATCCGTTAAACCTTGTATTGTCAATTCATTGATTCGCAATTTGTTATTGCAATCGTTGTTCAACTGCTCCGCATCTTTCAATTGATTGTACAAATTTTCTAAATCGTCATTTGCCCGTTGTACGCGCTGTTCAGAATCGTTCAAGTGAGCGTTCAAAGTTTGAACGGTCTGTTCAAACTTTGAACGCTCGTTGCTCAAATCGCTCAAATCTTTGCTCAAACTTTGAACGCGCTGTTCAGATTTGAGCGACTTGGAGCGTTCGGCGTTCAACTGCTGTTCAAAAGTGTTCAGATTTTGAACAGCCTTATTCAACTGCTGTTCAAGATTTGAACACTTTTGAACCGATGCGTTCAACTGCCGTTCAAAATCTGAACACTTTTGAACCGAAGCGTTCAACTGCCGTTCAAAATCTGAACACTTTTGAACACTCTTATTCAACTGCTGTTCAAGAGTTGAACTTTTTTGAACTTGGTTGTTCAAATCTGAACACTTTTGAACCGATGCGTTCAAATCTCGTTCAAGTTTAAGCCGTTGCTGTTCAAGTCGTTCCAATTTTGAACGCTCGTCGCTCAACGCCTCGTTCAAATCGGAACACTTGTATCGTTCGGCGTTCAAATCTCGCTCTAATCGCTCAATCTGCTGTTCAAAATCGCTCAACTTTTGAACAGGTGGATTCGCTTCCGATTTAGTAGCCAAATCGCTCCTACCGATGCCTATTAGAAAAGCATCCGCTTCGGATTGTGCAACGATGCCGCCCCTTTTCCATTGAAAATTAGTCCCTGCTTTTTGGTTATGGTGATAGACCTTCATTTTTAGCTTATTCGAGTCTATCTCATATCCCAGCAAGTTGCCTACGTCGTCCCATGTTAGCGGGGACGCATCAATATTTTCTTGCATAAAAGTTGTAAATGATGGGGCAACTCCGTAGCTTTGCCCCATGTATTTTAGGTTGTGACCCCCGCTACGGCGGGGTTTGTTGTTTTAGCCTTCCAAAATGATAGCCTTCCGCTTCGCTTCGTAAGCAGCATCTTCGGCTCTCAATGCTGCCATTTTGCGTTTGGCGGCTTCGTCAGGCACGTTCGACCAGTGAAACTCATTCACTTTTACCATTGGCATCACTATTCTTTTTTCGGAAACGCGCCCCTCAACGTGGTCGTTGATTTTGTCGTTCAGGTCAAAGGTGTAATTCCAGCAGCGATCCAGTTGTTCGCTCAACCGTTGAATGGTGCGCCGTTGAATGATGAATTGCACAACGACAATCAATGCCAACAAAAATTCTACTTTAGTCATATACTAAAAATTAAATAGGTTTCAGGCGATTTGCAATAACCACTTGGATTTTCCAAATGGAAAACTGCATCGTAAATTCTTGTTCCGTTTTCCGCTTCTCCGCAACGGTCTTGGTGAGCAAGCTGTATGATGGAAAAGCATGCTTTTCCCCCAATACGCGGTGCATAAGAGACAGGTTCGTAAAACAGTAAAAGTCCTTTTTGCGGGTCACAAAAAAAAGTGGTGTACTTGACACCACTTTCGTTTTTTTACCATCCATTTTTTCTATTTCAGTTGTTGCGTAAGAATATTAACCAATCTTTCATAAAATATAAATGAAAGATTGGTTAATATTCTTACGCGGGTTCGATAATTTCAATCGGCGCGTGTTCTGTTAGATCTACGTCGTAATTTCTAACCAGTTCTTTTTGGGAAAAGCACAGCGCGTTCGTTGGATTCCCCGCCAACTTGAACCGTTGGCTCTTAGCCGATTCTTTCAAATCCCAAGCCGCCGATGCTTTCAGGTATTGTTCCAACGTCCCCGAATCCAGGGGCTTCATATTTTGCCGAACCAACCGTTCCCGATATAGCGGGTAGATGTATTTCAAGCGAATGCACACCCAACCCGCATTATAAATGGGTTTTTCGTCACCTTTTTGCGTAAACGCAATCGCCTTGAATCGAATTTCTTTCTCGTTACAAATTTGTTTTTGAGACAGTAGCATCGCAACCGTCTCCCAAAACTGTTGCGTTTCGTCGGCGGTGGACATCAATGCCGTTTGCCGGTTGATGGCGGCGCTTACGAGCGTTGTCAATTCGGTCGACGGGAACGGCAGCTTTAAAACACTTTCCAATGTTTTGGCGGCGGCAATGATACTTGCACCAATCAGGATTTGTCTATCAATGGTTTCGCTGCCGTCGTAAAGTTTTCGTAATTCGGCGCGGGATTCAATAAACATATCCCTGTACTTTTCTTTGAAATGGTTTCTTTTTGATAAAATCTCGAATAAAACGTTGGTTATGCCGCCGTTTTCCATTGAAACCAACGCATCATAAGCGTCTCGTTGCAACTGTGGTATATTTTTCAAGGTTTGAAACTCTAACAATAAAAACCGCGAAAACAAAGCGGGTTCACAGTTGGGAATTTCTTGCCCCGATACAAGTATTGTGGAGCGAATAGGGGTTGAAATCGTTTTGTTGCTGTTATCCATTTTAGCCCTTTCGTACCCTGCGCCATCGTGTACACCTTTTAACATCCCGATAAATTCAGGATGAATATTATTTTTATACTCATCTATGCCGATGACAAAATTCGATACTTGTGCCAATAAACGGATATAAGACTTTGGTGTACTCCGTCCTTCTAATTTGGGCGGCTCCCGCCGCTCGCCAAATAAGCACAAAAGGGATGTTGTCAACGTTGTTTTGCCTGACCCTTTTTGACCGAAACTAAAAAGCATCGGCATTTTGCCCGACGTGGCTTCTTTGACCACATCCACAAATACCGCTGCTAAACCGAATGCTAAACCAATTTTGCCGTTATCGCCGTACACGCTGATGAATCGGCTTGACCAAGTTTCAAATGAAACGGTGGACGGACGGTGCATCAGCATTTTCATCAATCCTGCATCGCCATCGTCGGGCGAATGCAGCGAAAGAAAGTAATTTTTATCCTCCAACGACACCATGCCATGCTCGTTGAGTTCAATAAAAGTGTTGGTTTCGTAATTATACACGCCATTGGATAGCGCAAAAACGCCTTTTTGGTGTCCCGCATAATCAATTTCTTGACTATGTTTTTCACTTTTAAACAGTTTCGATTTGATTCGTGCCAAGTCCGACGCGCTGCCTTGAAACAAGAAATCTCCTTGACGCTCGGTTTTCAACTTGAACTTATCCATCGAAATTAGCTCCTCGATGCCGAAATCCGCCGTAACAGAATATCCGTCGCTGTTCGTGAGGCAAATGATGCGTTTTGCATTTTGCCCTTTGACAAGAAATAGGATTTGCATGGTGAAATTGGAAATGCCCATATAAATAATGTCATCCTTTTTCACGCGGCGAAAAATATACCGACCGTCGGCTTCGTAAAACCCGAAGCGGTCCACCGATTCCAGATCTTCATCGGTTATCGGAAAATACGATTCTGCCCATTCACGCTTCTTTTTTTTATTCTTCACCATATATATATGTCCGTCAAATTTTGAGCAAATAGGATTTTAATTGATTTAAGTTGTAGTATTTGTTCGTTTTTTGAATCGCGTACCGAATTTGCCGCCCGATTTCGTGCAACGACAATCCATCCCGACCCATCTGTTCGTATTGCGCCAAGTAATTCAAGATGCGATGCTCCGATAATCCCGCCTCACACATGATTTTAGCCACGCGATAACAAAACTTTTTTCGATACCCAACATAAAATTGAATATCTTTCTTCACAATAATTTCCAAACACACGCCCATCAATGTATCAGAATCCACAATATCATATTGCGAATTGTTTTGATGCGTTTGTTCTGGTTGTGGATTCGTTATCTCGGTTTTAAAGATTTCGCTTTCCCAATTCACATGCACCCAAGCAGGTTTCATCGGTGCAAAATAAAAGAAACGCGACGGGTTGGAACAGGACGAGTCGAAATGCTTTTTCGCCTTGTTTCCGTTGATTTCAATGTTCGAATGCTCCGAAAGCATTTTCAAGCATTGCAGATAGCACATCCGATGCGTTTCGTAAGTTGCATCGGTTAAAATGCCGATGCGCAACCCCGCGCACGATGGCGACGGATATAGGAACATCACTTCAGGAATCTCCCTGAACATTTCCCAATCGCGGCGCAAATCATTGAGGTTGCGGTAATCTTCGCCCCCATCCAAGTCAAAAACCATTAGCGGCGAATAGGTTATCAAACCCGCTTCCGCCCGTTCCGACCATTCACCCGACGCAAACCCGTACAAATCCGCTTTCAATGCCTCATATCTCGTTGGATTGTGCCAACGATGGTAGCATAATTGAGCCGTTTGTTTCGTGCAGCCCGTTTGAAGGTGGTTTAAAACTTTAGCGATGGTAGTGGTTTTGATGGGCATTTTATCAATGCCTTTGTAAATGGTGATTTTAAAATTGTGTCTTTCCATGCCGATTGAATCTAAAACCAAATGCCCCAAACGGTTCGTTCGGAGCATTCAGCGATAATACAATTTTTTACTTCTTTGTGAAGGTTTCAAAGGTCAATCCTTTCGCTTTTTCCTGATATTCGGCTTCTATTGCCTTAATATTCGCCAATTTGCGTTCCCAAAGCGCGTTTCTCGTCGCCTTTGCCGCCGCGTAAATCGCACTTCTTCTTGTGACGGCATCAGCTTGGATGGCGCGAATCCATCCGCGATACTTCTCGAAAAAAGTATCATATCCACCTTTTTGAACTGCCGTGCTTTCCTTTTCGCGCAACGCGAATACGTGGTCAATAGTATTGTCATATTCCGTATCCAACGCCGCAATTTCGGCATCCGTTGCGGCTTCTGCGGCGTTGGATGCCGTTTCATGCTGCGTTTCTACCTGCTTGATGGCGTTTATTTCCGCCGCGATTAACGCGTCGCGGTGGGCAAAATACGCCTCCCATTGTTGTATATTAATCATTGATATTGAATTGTTTATTAAAAAAAATTA